GCGCAGGATGCTTTCGGACAGGTCCACGTTCGGGTTCTTCACTAGGATGAACTGGTAATAAGGCACGCCCTGGGTGTTGTCGAGAAACCATTCCGCGAAGAAAAACAGATACCGCTGCTTGAGGTTCTGCCGGATAGCTTGGTCCTGCCGGGCCAGCGCTAGGTCGCCCTTCGTGATCACGATGTCATGCGTGGTTTCATTTAGCAGGATGTCCATGAGCACCTCCTCATGCTTGCACCGCGGTCTGGATGCTCCCGATGGGATCCGGGCTGGGCACCAGCGGAGTGTCTGGAGTAGTCGGCACACTGACAGGCCCCGGGGGGGCCGTTGGGTGTGAGTGCGCGTCATAGAGTACGATATGGGAGTTAATCTTCGCCTCGATGGCGGCAAGGCGGACCAGCACCTTCTCGGCCAGGGCCACAGAAAAGGGCGTTGTGCTGCCAAGTTTGATGCCGCCCGTGGGGTCCATGGAAACCTTCGCGGCGCCGCATTCCATGGATGCCGCCGTGGCGGTGAGCGTGGTTTTCGTAGTGCCGATCTTTGACTCTATCTTCGCAAGCCCCACTGATGCGCTTGCGGCACCGTTGACAATCTCAACAGCAGTCGGGTCCGTCACCGAGAACGAACCCGGAATCCCCGATCCCCCAACCAGCGCGAAGGCATCAGTCAGGTTGTGCCGCCGGCGGTCGTTGGGATCCGCGATGTTCCCGGTGGATTTCCATCTGTCCAGGCTCCGCTCGGAAAACACCAGCACCACGTCATCCCCGGGAGACAGCGGCATATGGATGTGTGCGAGAAGGGTCTTGGCGTGCACCACGGGAACATTCGGGATAATGGGCAGCGGGCGCGCCACCGGCTCACCCTCGTATCGAGTCATAATGGAGGGCAGAACGTCTGCGGTCTGTGTCGCTGGATTGTAGAACACAACCTTGGCCGGCATGCACGTGTGCAGATCCACCAGCTTCGCATCTATGAGATACCGCACCGTTTCGGGCAGACTGGGCGTGGTCTGCGCAAGGTCTTTTCTCATTCCGACACCTCGGCGGCGCCGGGGCCCGCGGCTTCAACTTCGGTGTACCACGGACCCTCCCAGGTATCGCCCTCGTGGGTGACCTTCAGCGCAACGAATGCGCCATTAATAAACTTGCTCGACAACAGAACGGGCTGAAATACGCCGATGTTATAATTCAGCAGGGTCTTGAATGATACCAGAGTCGATTCCGCGCCTGGTTCGCGCAGTTCGGGGATGCCGATGAGGCCCGTGTTGGGAAGCCCTGTGCCGCCCTGTAGAACCGATGCGCCAGAGGAGATCAACACCGGCAACGCAACCTTTGGGGTTCCATAGGGCAGGATGAATATCTTCCCGTCTTGGATGCTGCATTCCAGGTTGTTCTGCTCACAGATTTCCTTCAGCCTATCGACGGTTCGCCCGGAGATCACGATGCCGTTATTATAGACGTTCGGGATCAATGCCATGACTTGCCCAACGTCAATACCCGCGAGCTTCAGCGTGCTGACCAGCGTGGCCACGATTGCCTGGGATGTGATCGGGGTTTTAAATGGCAGGTCAACGTGTGAGTTCTGCGTCGCGAAGATGCCGTCCCCGGATTCGATGTGTGTGACGTAATCAGGGCCTTCCTTCACGGTGCGCACGCGCAGGATGTCGCCGCGAAAAATCACACCCGTGCTGGTTCCATATCCGGCGGAAATCTCAATGAGGGAATCCTTTTTGAAAATCGTGCGGCTGGTCTTTCCCAGGTTATAGATCCAGAAATTCACATGATTCGGAGTAATCTCCTTGATCTTCTCAATGCGGAACCGCATGCGAAGGCCAGGGGTGCCGTCGTCTTGCCTTGAGGAATACTGATAACCCGCAGGCAGAGTCACCGCAGTCATCCCAGAGTACCCAGGAAGGGTGAGCCGAGGATAGACCTTAATCCGCGCAATGCGATCGAAACTTTCCTGGATCCCAGCCGTCACGTGGTGGACTCCTGATACATCAGGCGCACGCGGTTCCCCAGGTCGAACCTGCCGGCGTCAAGGTTTTTCAGCGATGTGTCAAACGCCACGAGCTGCCCCGGGGGTTTGCCGGCCATCTTGAACCGCGCGAGTAACGGCCAGTTCGCCACCAGTGGGATGTTGGATAGAATATCCGCCCCCGCGGCGTCCCCAAGCGTGACGAACCATTTAGCCATGCGGGAGTTCCACTTGAAGGACAGCGTGTACGTCGTACCCTCAAGGGTGATGTTGTAGTGGTAACAGGGGAGATCGACGCGCGTGGGGCATTCTAGGAGGGCCATCACGCCACCGCCCCGGGACTGAATGATCCCGCAAATGATTGTGCCGTCTGGTCGCTGGTGGTGATTCCTGCTTGGCCCCCCATGTTAACATCAGATGACGCCGAGGTCACAACGTCCTCAGCCACCTGGCCGATGAGGGTGCCCAAGGGGCTCACGATGCGCAGATGCACCAGTTCAAGCTCGAAATAGACCTGGTACCCCGTAACGGGGTTGCGCGGCATGCGCAGGGTTTCGATCACCATGCCCTCATAACGCTGCCGCTTCGTCACAACATCAAACCGGGCCTTGCGCTGCCATGCGTCGAGCAACAGGCTTCGTGCGATGGCGTCAATTGCCCCCGCGATGGCACTCCCGGCGTTCAGAGATGACCCCATTAAAGCCGCGCCAGCGAGCCCTGCAGCCTGCTGGGCGCCCGTGTTTAGGAAGTTCTCGCGGAACTGGCTGGAGGTCACCGCCTGGATGCCCCCAGAGACAATGTTCGCGATGGCCACGCTGAGGTCAGTGGGGGTGTTGGAGATGTGCCCTTTAAGTGAAAGCGTCGGGTTCTTGAGCTGGATGTGATCCGTAACCTCGGGTCCGTCTTCCACGGGGTGCTGGGAGATCAGGCTGCTGAATTCCGGGGCCTCCTCAACGATGGCGTCAAACACGATGAGAACCCGGGGGATGAGGTTGAACGTGCCCTTTTCCAGCAGATATGTGCGCTGCAGGATGGATCCCACCGCGGCGCCAGCCAGCTGAGCGATTGACATCAGTATGCCCTCCCGCCAGAGGCTTGATTCTTCGCCTGCCGCAGCATCGAGTCAAATGCCTGCTTAACGCCGTCGCCGACGATTCCCGATGCCTGGTCTGCCGTGGTACCCCGGGGGACCGTTACATTGATCGTTGCGTCGAAACTGTTCTGTGTGTTCGCGGATGAAGTACCCGCTGCCGCGCCGGCCGAAACCGTATCCATGCCGCCGATGTTCAGCCCACGGGTCTTTTTCCATCTCTCCACGTCAAACGGAATGGTGCTACCGGGAGCCGCAACCGAAGGCGCACCGCCGGGTCCGGCACCACCGGCCCAATTCGCAACGGCTTCCATCCCCGCGCCGGTGGGGACATTAAGGAGGGTTTGCCCGATCTCCTGCACGTGTTTCTTGATGTTCGAGTCTTCGCTGGTAAGGTCTTTATAAATGCCAATGAGGCCCAGCACGGCAACGCCGATGATCGCGAACGCTTCGGCGAGCGGCAGCAGCACCGGGGCCAAGGTTCCAAGCACGGTCACCAGTCCCGAGATGGCCGTAACCATGCTCCCAATGCCGGTCAGGACTTTCATGGAATAGAACACGGCAAACGCACCGGCGATAACCTTGCCGAGCCGTTCTATTCCTCCCATGCGCTCAATCATGGGTTTTAGTTCACCTGAGAACTTGATGGCTCCGTTGAACGCCAGCACCAGTAGCTCGCTGATGTTTTTAAGTACCGATGCGATACCCGTTGCAATGAATTCCTTGTTTCTCGCGATCAGCTTGACCCAAGAGTTGATCAGCGGCAGCAGGTGTGGCATGAGCTGATTTCCGATGGTGTATGAAAGATTTTTCATTATCATCCATACACGGGACAGCGCCTGATCGAACTTGAACCCCGATTTTATCGCGCCCTCGCCGAGCACCAGGCCCATCTTTCGGGCCTCAAGACTCATTTGCGCGATGCCCGCAGAGCCCTTTAAAAGCATCGGGATGAGCTTCGGACTCACCCCGAGGCTGGTCAGGACGGCCATCCGCGTGAGCGGGTTCTTCAGGTTTTGCACCTTGTCGGCCATCATCGTCAGAACTTTATCGGCGGTTATGCTGGAATCGTTCAGCAGATCCACGCCCAGGCCCATTCGGTTCAGGCTGTAGAGGGCATCAATGTTTCCGCGGCGTGCCTCATACAGCGCCTGGGAGATCCCCTGGAGGGAGCCCACGAGCTCGTCCCGCCCAACGTGTGCGGTCATCATGGATGCGTATTCGAGTTCCTGCAGCTTATCGGTTGAGATCCCCAGTTCCTGGGAATACAAACTCAGCTCCCGGGCGTTACTCGACGCCGCCTTGGCAAACCCGAACAGGGACGCGGATACTGCGCTCACCCCGATGGCAACGCTGCGCAGACTGCTGGAAAGGTCGTTGATGTTGCGCTTGACGGATTCAGCGGATGCCTTGTCATACTTCAGGCTGATT